TTACCGAGTGATGAGAGTAAGGCGTTACAAGATGGGCATTCTAGACCATTGGCGTGCTTTCTGTGCTCGTGAATCTCTCACACCAAACTAAGGACATCAAAATATGGCAATCTACTCAGATGTCCGAGCAGCACTTCGTAAAGGTGCTCTTGCAGCACTTTCAGAATACCCAACAACTCCTGTGATTTTTAGCAATTCAAACGGAACTGAACCTGCTGAGAGCTATGTTGTTGTAAATATTCTTAGCATCACCCAACAAGGACATCACAGCACTTCAACTCTTGCAACAGAAGATGAAGAATTAATCTTTCAAGCTGCATATGAAGTTATGACACAGATGTCGTTTATCGGCAGCCTCAGTGGTGATATGTCTCAAAGCTTTACACAGAATATAAACAACAATCCTCTGACAAGGCTTGAGCTACAAAGAAATAAGTTGGGGTTTATGCGTAAGAGTCAAATACGCAGAGCACCACAAAAAAGAGATACTAAATGGGTTGAGTACCACAATGTGGACGTAACTTTTAATTATGTTATAACCACTAATCAACTTATTGATGTTGTTGAAGGCGTAGTCATTGCTGATGAGACTTCAGAGATTCCAGTAATTATAAAAATTCCCGAAAGTATCATTTATCCGTAGCAATGGCTACTCAATTAAAGGATAACATTAAATATGTCCTCTGATCTTAACGATGTAGTAAATATCGTCATCACTGACCAGACAACCGCTGTCGCTACCGCAAGCTTTAATATCCCGTTGGTACTTGCCACATTTACCAACTTCTCTGAGCGTACTCGTACTTACATAAGTATCACTGAAGTAGGTGAAGACTTTTCTACCACCAGCAATGCTTACAAGATGGCTAGTCAGTTGTTTGGTCAAAGCACTGTAATTGGTGCCATCCCACCTTCCGTGGTTATTGGTCGTCGTCAAGTCGATACCGTAACCTACACACCAACTGTTGCCGATAGTACACTCTACAGTGTTACTTTGAATGGTACTCCATACACCTTTACTTCCGGTGTTGGTGCAACTGCTACTACTATCGTAACTGGGTTGAAAGCTGCTATCGGCTCTCCAACTGGCATTACAGTGACTGGTACAACCACTCTGATTCTGACCACCACTGTGCTTGGTACTCCTTGGAGCGTAACTGCCTCCACCAATCTTGTTGGTGTAAACACTGTTACTGAAACTTGGCCTGCTGCCTTGGTAGCTGTAAATGCTGAGAACGACATTTGGTATGAGCTGAATGCTGAAACTCAAGTAACAGCAGAACAAGAAGCTTTGTCTGATGCAATCCAAGCTATGGAAAAGATTTATGGCTTGTCGTCTGCCGATGCTGTAGCACCTACTACAGGTATTACCGATATTGGTTATAAACTGAATGCTAAAAATGCCGGTCGTACCTTTGGTGTTTACTCTGGTACAGCAGCTACCGAATTCCCTGAGTGTGCTTGGGCTGGTAGTCAACTGGCAGTAACTCCCGGCTCAAATGATTGGGATTTTAAACGCGCAAATGGTGTAACCCGTAGCATTCTGAGCTCTACTCAGATTACCAATCTTCGTGGCAAATCATGGAACTTTTACCACCGGAAAGGTGGTGTTGACATCTTCCAAGACGGCAACATGTTTGATGGAAATCCAATCGACATTTTGATTGGTAAGGATTGGTTGAAGGCTCGTATGCAGGAAGGTGTTTATTTCCGCATTATTAATAGCCTTAAAATTCCAATGACTGATCCCGGTCTTTTGATTGTGGAGAATGAACTCCGGGCTGTTATGTCACTTGCTGAGAGCAATGGGTTGGTTGACTCCGGTTGGACAATTCAGACGCCTCCAGTTAATTCGATCCCGGCAAACCTTCGTGCTCAACGTGCTGCCGGTGTATTCGTTATTCGTGCCCGTCTGCAAGGCAGTATTCGCAGCGTCAGCGTGCAAATTTTCCTCAGTGTATAAGTCTCGGAGATAATTAATGTCCTCAAATTTTATTGGCAATTATAGCCCAGACGACTTTACTATTGTAATTTCCAAAGGTGATTTCGTACATACAGTAACTGGCTTTGCTGCTGGTGAATTTGTATCGATGAATCGGCTTGTTCCAAGTTCCACGCCTTACGCTGGTGTCGGGCGGTCGAATTCTATGGGCAGGGTAAAACGTATTTCAACAGCTATGACTGTTGATGTTACTCTTCACCAATACTCCCCATCGAACACTGTTTTGCAACAACTCCAGATTGCAGATGCTAATGTAACTGACAATTCGTGGATTTTTGCTGTAACAATTAAAGACCTTAGTGGTATGACTGTTGCATCATCTAACAGCGCAATCATTGCTGCACCACCAGCGGTAGGTTTTAGTGATGACACGTCTACCCGTGCTTGGCAGATTTATCTGTTTGGCAGTGACTTGTTCATTGGGGGTAATACGCCTCTAGCTCCTGCTGAAGTTGCTGCTGTTGAAGCTGCTGGGGGTGAAGTACCAGCACGCTGGCGGTTGAATCCTTAATGCCTAATAGGGGCTGAAAGGCCCCTAATATTTAAGGAGATAATATGACAATTGCTTCATATTCACCGGATGGTGTGAACTGCCTTGCATTTGGTATTCCTCTGGACGGCTTTGCTGATGGAACTTTCATCACTATTGGTAAAGATAGAGTTCCGTTTGGCTCTACTGAAACGGCAGATGGGCAAGTTGCAAGGTTATATACAAACAGCCAGACATACACAATTTCGTTAACTCTCCATCGTGGCTCTACATCTAATGATGTTCTTACCAAACTCTGGCAGTTAGATGAGATTAGTCAACGTGGGAAGTTTCCACTTTTTATTAAGGACTTGTCAGGAACAGACCTTTTCTTTTCAACTAATACTTGGATTGAAGGTATTCCTAACATGGTTCAAAGTACTAACTTTGATACTCGTACTTGGATTCTTCGCTCCTCTCAAGCTGTTATCAATATTGGTAGTAACCAAAACGCAAGTAGCATTCTTCAAGATCTAGTTAACCTTGCGAGCGGTGCAGCCTCTATTGTTGAAGGAGTATTGTAATGGCTAATAATTTTACAGTGCAGACGTATAGCCCAAAAGACGTAATCTTAACCATCGGTGGTTATCAACTTACCGGTTGGCAGAGTATTAATATCAGTAGGAGTGTAAAAGGCTTCGCTGTTATTCGTGGGATTCGTGGTAAGAATACGAGGATTCCAAACGTAGACACTTCTGCAACTATTACTATCTCCCTCCTTCAGACATCCCAAGGTAATGATGTACTTTCTCAAATTCATGGACTTGACCTAGAAAAAGGTACAGCACGAATTGAATTGACGTTGAAAGACAGATCTGGGCGAAGTGTGTTTTCTTCTAACGAAGCTTTCATCACAAGTTATCCAACCGCTACGTTCTCTGATCGGTTTGAGTACCGTAATTGGGAGCTGTTTTGTCAAGTCACTCAAAGCTATGTGGTGGGCGGTAATGCTAGGCCTGCAACAGATATCCTTGATAGTGCATTGGGTGGGATTGGCAGCTTTATAGATAACGTTTTCTAACTGTTTTAAAATTCTGAGATAAAATAAATGGCAGCTCCAAAATTTGAAGTACTAGAACAAACAACACTCACTATTGATGATGAAGATTATCTAGTGAGTGCAATGCCTGCAACGAAGGGTTTGATGTTTATTGAAAAGCATCAAGCAGCTATCGATGAGGGTAAGGCAGACCTTAGCCAGATGAAACAAATCATCTGCAATTATGTCTCCAAAGATAATATGCAAATCACTGAGAAGTCTTTTGATGTTACCTTTTCTCGTCGTTATGCTCACTTAAACAAGCTCTACAAGGAAGTCTTGAACTTTAACTTTGAAGAGCTTTTTCAGGCACCCGATACAGAAGAGTAATTGACAAGTCTGTATCGGGCAAAGCCCAGCCTACACCATTAGAAAAAGAAATTGACAAGACATTCTCTCAGCATTGGAGCATCTACAGGATAGCAATGCATGAGAAGGGAGGTCTTGAGATGGCTGCTGAAATGGACTGGAAATACTCTGTGAGGCAGATGCTGAAATTACTTGAGCTTCTTGATGTCCACGATGCCCTGCTACAACAAGCTAAGAATAAAGCTGAAGCCAATAAAAATAAACCAAATCCTTGACCTTTTCATAAAACACCTTTAAAATACTCGCATGATAAATTAGGAGGTTTTATGGAACCGTTTTTGGATGATCTTTGTGGTTTTAGATTTGGTAGTGACCAGCAACTAGAGGTTTTGGCAGTCGTTGACAAGGTAGGTTATACAAAAACTTACTCTGTACGCTGTGATATTTGTGCCAAGGACCCTGAATTGTTTGGTAATGGTACTTTCAAATCTTATAGAACTAGCATTAAAAACAATTATCCACCTTGCGGTTGTGGAGGAAGGCCACTTTGGAGCGAAGACCAATTCAAAGTTATTTGCAAAAGAGAGGCTTTGAAGAGGGGCTTTACCCTTGAAGGGTTTTTCGGGGAATATAAAGGAAATAAAACAAAGTTAGATCTGAGTTGTGAGCTGCATGGGAAATGGAACTCTACAGATATAAATCATTTTCTAAATGGCCGTGGTTGTCCGGGATGTAAAGCGGTGACCTGTGCAGAGTCCGCCACAGGGAATACACACTCTCGCATGGATGATGATCTGATGATTCAGTCTTTTATGGCTACAGGCTCCTTTCATCCCAATACAGTGTTCACAAGGTGTGATCCTAAGACATCTGGAAGAAGAGCTTCTGATTGGCAAGTAGAGTGCCCCGACTGTGAGTCCACCGTAATAGCCCGCTCTTGTAATATCAAGCTCGGGTACAAACCCTGTAATTGCGGCTCCGGTAAGCAGAAGTATTCATATATCAATGTAATTCTAGATGAAGAGGATATCATTGCTGTTAAATATGGTATTGCAATAAATCCTGAAGATAGGTTGAAGAAACAAGCATGGAAGTCTATTTATAGTATTAAAAATTTCGGAGTGTGGGAATTTTCGGATTATCAATCCTGCCGTGATGCGGAAACATATTGTAAAAGGACCTTTCCGCAATCTCTTTCTAGAGAAGAAATGCCTGACGGGTTTAGTGAGACTACTTTTCCATATAACATAGATGAAATTATTAGGATTTACAAAGAACATGGCGGAGTTCAAATAAATGCAAATCAGTAAGTACTTCGCTAGTTTGGGTATTGAGGTCGATAAGGCTTCAGTTACGAAAGTTGATAAAGTTCTTGACCATGTTGAAAATAGGCTAAGGAAACTAGGAACTTTTGCAAATAAACCTATTGTTTTAAGTATTGGTAACTTCGATGTAGACCAGAAGAAATTAAATTTTGCACTGGGTAACGCACTAGATATAGCTAGCAATAAGCTGTTTTTTGAAATAAGTCATTTTGTTGTAAATCAATCAGCTTTAAATCGCACAGTTGGGAATGCTTTAAATCGGTCCTCTGCCAATCAGGCGATGGTTGTTAATCAAAGAATTAACCCAACCAAAGGAATAAGCAGAACAAGTGCCGGGGCTGCTGTTGGTGGTGGCTTAATTGGCAGAGGACTTTCTGGCTTTTATGGACCGGCCTTGGCATTAGGGCTTGGTGGTTATGGTCTGAGTGCATTAAATCAAAGAAATCAGCAGGTTGTAAGTGCTCAACTGCAAACTTCAGCAGTAGTACAACAGGCAGGGGGTTCGACACAACAAGGTGCAGCATCTTTTGATTATCTCAGATCCGAGGCGAACCGCGTAGGCTTCAATTTCCTCGATGCCTCTCAAGATTACAACAAACTAATCTCAGGTCTTACTGGCTCAGGTATTGGCTTAAAAGAAAGTCAGAAAGTATTCTCTGGTTTTGCTGAACTAGCCCGTGTCAACAAGCTAGACAAGACAACACAGAATCGTTTATTCCGAGCTTTGTCCCAAGTAGCGGGCAAAGGGAAGTTGATGAGTGAGGAACTAACTGGGCAAATCGCTGAGGCACTTCCGGGAGGTACAGCTTTGTTCGCACAGGCATACCAAACCAAGATTGGTGGTAACAAGACCGGTGCAGAAGCTATTCAACAACTCCTAGCCGATATGAAGAAAGGAAAGGTTACAAGTGATATCCTAACCTTTGCCGGGGCTGCTGCTTCTCAACGAGCTAATCAGGGTGGTGCATTAGCTACTGCGTCTCAGGCATCTCAGGCTGAACAAGCTCGTTATCAAAACACTGTTAACGATATGGCTGTCTTGGCTTCAGGTGCTGGTGTAGAAGAAGGTTTCGCCCGTATTTTCCGCACACTAAACGCTGGCCTGAGTGAAAGTGGAGACTTGGTTAGGAAGCTTTCTGAAGGCTTTAATGAAGCTACAAAATGGGCAGATGATCTTCTTCTTTTTCCTCAATCCTTTATTCGTGCTTTGGAAGGTAAAGATTCTGTTGTAGCTGATTGGCTTGGTATTGATAAGACAGAACAGCTCAGAAAAGATTGGACGGACATCAAACAAATCTTCACAGATATTGGTTCAATTAAGTTTGATTTCCTACCAACTCTTGAAGCAACAGCTCGTGAAATTGCCTCTATCATGAATGCAATTGCTGAATTTCAGAAATGGAAGAGCGGCACTTTACCAACAACTGA